TATTAAAACATTAGCAGGAATTACATATGATTCTGCATCTCCTCCTAGTGAGTCATCTTATGATAGTCTTACTGCAACAAACATATCAAATTTAACGTGGTATGCTGATTTAACGGGAAAAACCGCAACAACTGGAGATAGCGTAGTTGATTGGATAGAACATCATGCTACATATGCTGAAGGAGATTGGTTTACAATAGGATTAGTACCTAATGCCGCTCTAACTGGATTAACTGATAATGAAATTGTGGGTCCAATTGGTGATACCACTGGTCCTCCTTGGTCAAATGTTTATTATCATGAAACAACACCTGGAATTGTAGATGGATTATATGCCTACCTTTTTGTATATGCGAGTGGACTATTTACTGTATATCTATATAATTATGATACCGCCACTTCTAATAATTACGGTGATTTAGTAGTTGCTGCTCTGAGACCAAGGGGTCATTATGAAACAGTTTCATCATTAATATTATCTGCAAGCGGCCTTACAATATCATCTAGCACTCTTGAATCTGATCCATTAAGTGATTTTACTGTTACTATTTTTGCAACTGGTGGTGGAACAAAAACATTTACGTGCTCCTTAGATATAACATCGACCAAATATGTTTCAAAAGTATTGGGATCTGATGTTTATGACAAAAATTATAATGATTATCCGTTATATGTTTATGAATCATATCCAAATTTGATTACCGCTTTTGCTGATCGTGGATTAATAAGAGGTATAAGTACAACAGTAATAACACATTCTGTTGGCGAAGATTTTATGACTGGATGGGATACCCCAGCATCTCCAATGGTTGTTTCTGAAGTACGTGGTGGAAAAGTAGATGAATTATTTCAGGTTCTCACAATTCCAGACGGAGACTCAGCAAATTATCAGATTAAAGTTACCATTTCAAATATAAACCTTGAAAATGGGGAATTTGATGTATTAGTTCGTGATTTTAACGATTCAGATGATAATCAAACTGTTCTTGAAAAATATAGTAGATGTACAATGAATCCCGAATTGCCAGGATATGTGGCTTTAAAAATTGGTACATCTGATACCAAATATGAATTGAAGTCAAAATATATTATGTTGGTGATGAACGAAGAACATCCAACAGATGCCGTTCCTGCAGGATTTAAAGGATTTGTTGCTGATACACTTTCAAGTTCAGTATTAGGTAATGTTATGTATAAAACATATTATTATACTGCTGGCGATATCGTTACATATACCAATGGAGAACCAGATGATTTACCTACTGATAAAGTTAAAAAAGTATCTTTGGGCCTTTCATCACAAATGGGATTTGATAACGATTTATTTAAATACAAAGGCAAAGCTGCTGGCACAACATCAACTGGATTCCATTTATCAAAAAATGCAGCAACAATAACTGGAGTTACAATCACGGGATTTCAGTATGATTGTACTCCTTATGATTTAGAAGGAACAGACAAAGAAATGCTTAACGACATAGCATATCGTAAATTTACATTTGCCGTATGTGGTGGTTTTGATGGTTGGGATATTTACAGGGATGTAAGAACCAATGATGATCGATATATCTATGGTAAAACAACTTATGTTAATAACTGGGACAGTAATAACGGAGTATTTAGTCATACTGTTGGAAATTCTGACTACTACTCATACATCGCAGGTATTGATACGTTTGCAAATCCTGAAGCTGTTGACATTAATGTATTTGCAACTCCAGGACTTAATTTTTATGATCATTTTTCATTAACTTTACAAGCAATTGATATGGTTGAAACCGAAAGAGCTGATTCACTTTATATTATCGCGTCTCCAAATGTTAATACAGTCGATGATATTGTTAATATGATGGACACAGTCGGATTGGATTCTAACTATTCAGCCGTATACTGGCCATGGGTGCAAATTAGAGATAATGATAATTCGACACAATTATTTATTCCTGCAACAGGGGAAGTTTGTAGAAACATTGCATTAACTGATAATGTATCTTATCCTTGGTTTGCTGTAGCTGGATATTCAAGGGGAATTGTAAACGCTATCAAAGCAGTTAAAAAATTAACCCTTGATGAAAGGGATGATCTTTATAAGATGAGAATTAACCCAATTGCAACATTCTCTGATACTGGTCCTATAATTTGGGGAAATAAAACTCTTCAGGTTAAAGAATCGGCGTTGGATAGAATCAATGTTAGAAGATTACTCTTGAGAGCAAGGAAACTTATTTCAGCGGTTGCTGTTAGGTTACTTTTCGAACAAAATGACGAACAGGTAAGAAATGAATTCACAAGATTGGTTAATCCGATCCTCGAAGCAATCAAAAAAGAAAGAGGATTGTACGATTTCCGTCTGGTAGTTTCAAACGATCCTGAAGATATTGATCAGAATACTCTTAGGGGGAAGATATATATTAAACCCACACGTTCCCTTGAATTTATAGACATAGAATTCATAATTACCCCAACTGGAGCGTCATTTGAAAACATTTAATTGATTTAATTTAATTAAAAATTTTAAAAACTTGGAAGAGATTTCTTCCAAGTTTTTTATTTCCACAGTTCTTTCAACCATCTAAAATTATTACATATGCTGATTCTAGATGGTCAGGCATTATTCCAGAAAACACAATATATTATAAATGCGGATTTAAATTCATTCATCAATCTGATCCTAATTACTGGTATGTAAATACGAAAGATTTTCTTCACAGATTTCATAGATTCACATTTAGAAAAGATAAACTTGTAAAAGAAGGATTTTCTAAAGAAAAAACAGAATGGGAAATTATGCAAGAAAGAGGATTTGATAGAATTTGGGATTGTGGTACAATGAAATTTGAAATGCAGTTATAATTTACTTCAAGTTGGGAGTTCTCCCAGTATTATACTAGTATATATTCTGGCAATTTTTTATTTTTTGGATTTATTAATATAATGGACCAGTTATACTGGTATTATAAAACTGGACCTTTTCTTGATGGACCGCTTATTCTGGAACTGGAGGGGCCCATAAATATACAAAATTTTTTCCAAAAAGTCAAATTAATTAAAATATTTTTTTACTTTTTAAAATTTTTCACTACTATGATGATAGTAATTGAATATTCTAATATTTATAATAATATTAAGAGGACCAAATTTGGACCTATTGTGAAATTTACAAAAAATTTTTGACAAAGTCAAATAAAAAGTATTTTTCCAATATTAGTATATTTATAATAGTAATAATAAACAAATTAATAATAAGACAATATGGCTGATTTACTCATGAAAATGCCCGTACCATACGAGCCAAAGCGAAAAAACCGATTTATACTAAGATTTCCATCAAGTTTAGGAATAAATGAATGGTATGTAACAACCGCGGCTAGGCCGAATGCTAAAATAGCCTCAACAGAAATTGCTTTTCTGAATACATCAACATATGTTGCTGGCAGATTCGTTTGGGAAGAACTTAAAGTAACGTTTAAAGACCCGATTGGACCTTCAGCTTCTCAGGCTTTAATGGAATGGTTTAGATTACACGCTGAATCTGTTACAGGGAGAATGGGGTATGCTGCAGGATATAAAAAGGACATTGAACTGGAAATGCTTGATCCAACGGGAGTTGTGGTTGAAAAATGGATTCTTCAAGGCACATTCCTTACAAGTTTGGACTTCGGAAGTTTGGACTATGTTGATGATAAACTAGCCGATATTAATGTTTCTCTTCGTATGGATCGTTGTATACTTGTGTATTAGTTTTCTGATAATCAGATAGTTATAATAAAAATAGAACTAAAATACATCTATCCATTTACTTTATAAATTAATTTCCATATATTTATTTAAAACATAATCATATGGAAATTTTTATTTGTAGTATTTGTCAGAAAGAATTTATTACTCTTTTAAGATTGTTAAGGCATTCATCATTAAAACACGGGTTAAGTTCTAAATCGGTTTATATTAAATATATTTTGAATGGAGTTAATCCAAAGTGTCAATGTGGATGTGGGGATGATGCTCCATTTATATCAATTGGAAAGGGATTTAGTAGGTTTATACGATCACACCATAATAGAGTTCCAGGTAAAAATAATTTTCAAAAAAATCCAGAAACTCATCAAAAAGCAATTGAAACTCAAAAAAAGAATTGGAAAGCTGGAAAATATGTAGGATGGTGGGAGAAAGATGATGAAGAAACTCGTCAAAAAATAGAAGGGATAAAAGATAAATTAAGAAATGATAAAGAAAGAGGTAGAAAAATATCAAATAGTTTAACTGGAGTTCCAAAAACAGAAGAGAGTAAACGGAAATCATCTATTACGCAAATAGAAAGATTAAAAAAATCCCGAATTATTAAAGAAAATGTCAGAAACTAGACTCGTTTGGATGAAAAATAACTCAAAAATAAAAACGTCTAAATTAGAAATAAAATTTCTAATTTTTTAGAATCACTTGGATTAATAAAAGATGTAGATTTTTTTCATAATCATTTAATTGTTAATATTAAAACATTTTTCGATTTTTATGTGCCAATTAAAAAAATCATGATTGAAGTTGATGGTGACTATTATCATTGTAATCCAAATACAATTCATAAAATTCCAAAATATCCTATGCAAAAAAAGAATATTATTAATGATAAAAGAAAAAATACGTGGTGTAAAAATCATAATATAGAATTATTACGATATTGGGAAAAAGATATTAATGAAAGACCAGAATGGGTGATATCTGATTTAAAATTAAAATTATTGTAGTTCTATATATTATAATAAAATTTTTACGTATAATACTTATAATAAAATAAAAAGACATGGAAGAGTTTAAAATCGATCCAACAATTGCATACGATGTTGTTGAATTACCAAGTAGAGGTATATATTATGCCAATAAGAAAAAATCTGTTAGAGTGGCGTATTTAACTGCTGCAGATGAAAATATTTTATCGTCACCAAATTTAATAGCGTCTAGTGGTGTTGTTGCTGAATTATTAAAAAGAAAAATATTAGATAAGGATTTATTATTTGAGGACATTGTCGAAGAAGATAAACGGGCAATATTAATATTTTTAAGAAATACCGCATTTGGATCAGAATATAATATGACATTAATTGATCCAAAAACAAATGAAAAATTTTCAATTGTTTTAGATTTATCTGTAGTAAAAATGGAAGATTTCACATTAGTTGAAGATTCAAATGGTGAATATCCATTTTTTTTGAAAAAAAGTGGAATTAATATTACATTTAAATTTTTAACGCAAAAACAAGAAGATGAGATTGAAAAAATAAAGACTAGTTGGAATGGAGAGGGTGTTGCTCCTATAATTACAAAACGGCTTGAAATGATGATAAAATCTATTAATGGAAATAGAGACCTTATGGGAATACATAATTTTATTGAAAGTAAAATGCCGATATCAGATTCACATGATTTTAAAAAATATGCTAACGATCATAGACCCAAATTAGATTTAGTTCAAACAGTAAAAACCCCCTCAGAGGAAGATATCCAAGTTGAAGTTGGATTTGGGGCGGAATTTTTTCGACCTTTCTACGGACTATAAAAAGAGACAACTAGATGAAATATTATTTTTAATCAACAGAAAATTTTCATATTCTGATATCATTTCTATGCCCATATATTTAAGACGATACTTTATTGGATATATACAGGAATTAGAAAACGAAAAATAATGTATTTATTAGTATGGCACTTGATCCCAATCAAATATTTGGAATAGCAGGAGCATCTACAAGTGTAGATGATCTATGGGATGCTCTTAAAAATATAACAGGAGGAGAACATATAAGCAGATCAAATGCAGAAAAATATTATAATGCGGCCAAGAATGAGGGTAAATTTAATAAAGGATTAACCGATAGAACCGCATCTGATAGAGGAGGTAATCAATATGGTAGCTCAACTAGGGGTACTGGAATAGTTGATAGATTATTAAATACTCAAATTAGAGGTGAAGCTGGTGATGCTGGCGAATTTCGAAGTCTTGAAAAGGGACTTAGTACATTTTTTGATTCTTCAGGTAAATTTAGAGGTTGGAAGAATTCTATTATTGAAGTTGGTAAAATTCTTGTTGATGAAATTGAATTACATTTACAACAACAAAATGATCTTTTAGAGAGCATGAGTAAAAATACGGGAATGGTTGGTAAGTTATCAAAAGGTTTCCGAGAAGAAATTATAGCAGCGTCACCAGCTGCAGTATCATTAGGAATTAGTTTTGAAGAATTAAGAGATTCTGTTACTGGGT